TGCTGATTTTAATATTGCATTACCACTTGTATCTAATAAGAAATTAACTGAATTGTCATTATTTGTTGAAAGTGCGATGTCTCCAGCAGACCTTATAGCAAAATCATCTGCACTACCCAAAGTTCCAGCAATACCAGCTGCCTGACCTAAAAATGTTTTATTTGTTCCGCTAGTTTGAAGTCTTAGATGAGCACCATTAACATTCGTTGTATTAATAAAAAATGATGCATCAGTATCTGTAGAGATAGTTATATTACCAGAAGTTATAGTCTTACCAGACTCCATAGCAAGTCCAGTGCTATTGAAACTACCAACTAAAGCATTGGAAGTTCCTCCATAAATTCCAACAGAAGAACCTTTAATTCTTAATTCTTTGTATGCAGTATTAGCTCTATCATAAGAACTGATCTGTCCAGTGTTTGTATCAGGTGCATTTATCTCAACACCTTGACCTGTAGTAGGAGTCCCACTTCCTAAGAACTGTCCATAAGGTGCTTTTAAGAAAGTAGTTGCTTCAAGACCAATACTACTTACAAGAGCATCCTTAGCATCAACAAAATTGAATGTTATATCTGTAGCAGAATCAATTGTAATACCTGCACCATCAGCCTGAGCATCAGTTGTACTTCCTTTAGAAATTAATATGTTTTTATCAGTAACTTCTAGATTGGCAGAGGAGACCGTTGTAGTAGTTCCTGTTACATCAAGGTTACCAGATATCGTAACAGTTCCTGCACCACCGTTAGAGTTGATTGTAAAGGCATTAGGAACTACTAGAGTCTGACCAGTAAAATCATTAGAACCATCATGCTTCAAATAAGTAGGAGCAGCAGTATCGGTTGTTGTTTTATGAGTCCAGAAATCAGCAGCAAGTAAATTAATTTCTTGTCTCTGTTGCTCAAAGGTAAAATTGGTTGCTACATTTCTTTGTGGCATTGTATGATCCTCTAATTAGTATGATGCGACGGCTCTTAAATCCTGAATCTTAGGAACGTAAGCAGGATTACGTGATTTCATGATAAGTTTCACTGCAAATGATGAAAACTCAGGAAGATCTTCAACACTATAACTTAACTCCTGATAAGATGATTGCTTCTCAGTAATACCACTGATAGAGTTTTCTGAGGTAGCAATTGTATCAGTATCTGGTAAACCTGTACCATTAAAGTATACCCATTCAATGTCCTCAAAATTCTCCTGAGATGAAGATTTCTTTATTCTATATAGGAGTCCTATGTTGTTTATGTCACTTGTATTAGCAGTAATTTTGACATTGATTCCTGTTGCTGGATTCTGAATTGCAACTTCTTTAGTTACATACTTAGCGATGTTAGAACTATTCTTAGATTTGATATCTGATATGAAATCTACACCATCTGTATAGTGAACTTTAGATACTTGAATGAATCCTTCTTCTCCAGATGTCTGACCAGTATATGATAGGTAATCATCTACACGGAAGACATCAGTTGCTTGTGAACCTACAACTGAATTTCTAGCAAATGGATCATTAGCAATACCAGTTGCTTTACTTGTATAATCATCATTGATTGGTTGCTTATCATTTTTAACAGTTAATTGACCTGCCTTGCTATCCCATAAAATAATAGCAGCATCAATTGTGTTATCATAAGTGTTTGCAAATCCGTCTGGACTTCTAGCAATTACTTTACTTACTGCTGTTGTGTTAGGGAACTGAGGAACAATTTGTGTTATAGAAGCGTTGTTAACAGTAACCTTATTAGTGCCATCATCATTCAATGCTGTTTGTGTAGTAAACTTCAATGTCTCACCAGCTTGGAATGTATTAGTTGTCTTAACAACAACAGTTAAATTAGCACCATCAACTTTAACAAGTTTTCCAGAAGCATTACTTGTAACACCAGTAACTGTATCTAATCCTTGTACATTAGAACCAGGAGTTGTGAAGTTAACTCCACTATGTGTATTAGTAACTGAGAATTGATATACAGGATAGAACTCAAGAATTTGATCTCTACGTCCAAATCTATCTTCTTTACCAACAGGATATTCAACTCTATTAGAAATAGTTTTAAGTGATGCTCTAGAAAGATCAACTAATGGAGATAGATAATCAACTGTACTTGAAAGATCAAGTTTATATGTAATAGATCTATCAATATTATTAATGGATTCATTAATAGTTGATGCAATAACTTTTTGATTAATAAAGAAGAAATCTTCATTCAAGAATGTCTTCTCATAATCTGATTGTGTATATGATGTAAATGTTCCTACATTATCATCTACAGGTTTGATATTAGTTGTCTTAACTGTAGAATCAATCTTAGTTTGTGAGAATGAAAGATTAGGAATAATAGCATGAACTTTTTCAAATTTTCTATTATATGTTGCTAGTACATTTGTACCACCACCAAATGAATTAGAAGATGCTCTGCTAGATGTGGTAACCACATAACTATCAATACCACTATTGCTTACCTGATATAATTCAGAATTTAATTTAGTTGCAGTAACTCCACCAACATTAGTTGCTGATTTGAAAAATACATATGATTTTCCAGAATCTTCAAATCCATTATCAAAGTGATTAATTTTAATCTTGAAATTATTATTTTTAAATAGAGATGATGTAGCACCAGTATTTGCTTCTGCGTTAGTTTCTATTGGATCAACGTCAAGTTTCTCATATCCAAGTTCTTCATTTGTAAGAAGTAGTGATGCAGTTCTTGAAATATCAAATTTAGCACGATGAATTTTGAACTTAAGATCTTCAAATAAATCCTCAGTCCAATCATTAGTATTTTGAGACTTATAAAGAGATCCAAGTAAAGGTTGTGTTGTAACAGTTGTACTAGTTGCGATTTCTGTCTCACCTAGTTTAGATGCCCATACAAGATAATCAACAGAATCTGTTTCTAATACAAGAGCATACTCAGTATCATTTTCTAAGTAAACTGGATAATCAAAAGCAAAGTTAGTTGCAGTTGTAGAATTAACAGCATTAGTTGTTGCATCATCAATAGCAACACCCATTCTAACTGCGGGACTATCAATTGTAATAGAAGATGATATTACAGCACCAGCATTTCCTGTTCCTGTACCTGCAATAACAACAGCAGGTGGTTCAGTGTATCCAGAACCAGAAAGAACTATCTCAGAATTATATACTTTACCACCACCAACTCTAACAGTTGCAGTTGCAGTACCGCCACCAGGTAACTGAGGACTCTCAATTGTTATGATAGCAGACTCGTAAGATGAACCAGTATTAGTGACTGCTAGACCAGTTACTCTACCAGAATCTTTTGCTATCTTAAGAGTATTAGTTGTGTTATTAGTGTTGTTAGCAAGTGTCAAAGAAGGTATACTTAATGTCTCATCTTGTTGGAAAGATACACCAGTATGATTGCTAAGAACTAAGGTATAGCATTGTTCATTTGTTAATGAAAATACGCCAGCAGAAGATGGAGTAACCTCAATATTGTTCTTATCAAATACTCTAGAAATAGGACCTGATGCATTAGATGTACCACCAGTTACTTTTTCACCTTTTGTAACTGTTAATCCAGAACTAGCAACTACCTTTAAGTAAGTATCTGGAGAAAGAATTTTTTGTGTACCAGGAATAATATTTTTACCAGGTTTACTGTTTTGTACATCTGTTAGATATACTCTAATAGGAATTCTATCACTCTTAGTGGAGAAGTACAAATCAACACCTGTTGTAAATACACCACCATCAAAGTTTTCTACTTTAAATGTTTGTGCAAGAGGATTAGGTCTAATTGGATTAGCAGTGTTACTTGCAGTTAACTGTGTTCCTTCGTTAGACTTAAAGAATGCAGGAGATGTAGAAATAATAGAAGATGGATTATCTGGAATCGCACCAGTAGCATAATATTTAACTTCAGCATATGTTTCTGCTGCGTTCTTATCAGCATCAGTTGAACTTGATGTAAATCTTATTGTCTTAATACCAGTAGTGAATCTAACTTCACTTGAAGCATCATCATAAAGAACTGTATCTACATTACCAGTCCATGTAGTATTTTCTCTAGGTGCTTTTCCAGAAGGAATTAAAATAATACCACTAGCATTTCCATTCTCATCTGTAGTAATAGATCCATTAAATGCAGATAGTGAATTACCAGCAATACCTGTATATCTTGCATCAGGATTTACCCAACGTCCAATGTTCTGACCTTCCATGAAGGCATACACTGTTGTATTTGGTTTTAGACGATTGATTACATACTTAACAGGAATACTTCTTGCAAAGAATGATAGAGAAGTTGCAACAACATTAGATCCAACACCTTTAGTATTGATACCCTTACCAACCTCATTATTTTGAGGACTGATGTTAGAAGAACTACCAACAGAAGCATTGGCAACACTTGAGTTAGAAAGATTATTATTAGTCTCAGCAAAAGATCCAATATTGAAGAATGCTCTATTTGCACCTATCCAATTAACTTTATATGAATTATAAAGACTTGATAGAGAATCTCTAATACTATCTTTTGCTAGGAATATAGAATAAAGATTAGTATTATTATCGTTTACTAATGGTGCAGTAGAATTATCATACCAAGAATCTACACTAGGTCCTATGAAAGAATCTCCAACATATTGAAGTACAACAAATGGATTTGGATTTATTGTTTTAGTAGCAAAATCATTACCAAGTAATTTTAATTCTGTATATGGTAAAGTTACACGATCTCCAGTCTTTTTATAACCAGCAGTTGTTCTCTGATCATCTCTAGTATAAACTTCTTCTAACTTGAGTGAATCTTCTTTAGACTGTGCTCTCAATACAGACTGTTGTGTGTCAATAGCACACTTATAATCAACAGATCTTAGAGAACCAATCTTATGTGTCTCAAAATTGTCTACAATGAAACCACTCTTATAACGATTATTTCCAGTGCTATCAATAATTTCCATATTGAGTGCTTGCTGTTCAAGTATACTCAATGTTGTGTAATATTCTAATCTCTCAATACGTTTCTCTAACTTACCGATATCACGCATTGTATAACGCTTATTATCAACAGGAGAGATTCTTACATCTTTATTTGATTGTGTAAATGCAGGAATATAGAGATATGCTAGTGCGATAGCATCACCAACTGGATCGGGTTTAGATGGGTTGAGAGAAGAGTTACCTTCCTTAATGATGAAATCCCCCTTCTTATTCAAGAAGACACCATCAATACGATCTAAGTACTGTTTCTGTGTAAATGAGAATGTATATTCTAATCCACTATCAGGTGCAGGTGTGCTAGAAACAATACCACCACTACCTGTAAATGATCTTGTATTTGCAGCACCTAATAAAGTTGCATTAGTAGTAGCACTATTCTGGAATCCAGAAATAATAGCAGCACTATCTACTTTAGGTCTGAAATCAATAACATCACTTAAATTAACATTACCTAATGCAGGTGAATTATATGTTGGAATATTATCTGCTGTAACGCCAGCTTCATGTAAGTAAGAATCTACTACACAGAAATCACCTGCTGTATGTTCAAAGTAATCAAAAGCAACTACAATTTTTCCTGAAGGAACATCAGCACCAGGTTTCAATACTATTCTTGAAACATCATATAATGTATCTCTTTGACCATCATCAAATGTAAATCTATTTGTGATGTCTGTACCACTAACAAGAGTACCATTCTTATCTACTGTAGGAGCATCAGATGCTGATCCCATGTAAACATATCTTAAATTGTATACATCAGCGTATGTTGATACAGTTGTACTAGTAGTATCATAATCAGTTCCTCTTAAAGGAAGGACTCTATCACCAACAGAATCTATAACAATTCTTTTGTTTTGAATAGAAGTTTTAAGTCTTGGTTTTGCCTTTGTAACTTCTAAAGTAGCAGTTAATTTAAACTTAGGAAATGCAGTATATGTTGAAGACGCAGGACCGAAATAATTATCTGGAAGATTTAAAGTAACACTACCAGAAGTAAGTCCACTTGCAGCATCAATAGATGATGTAATACTTACTTGATCTGATGTAATGTATAATACGTCTCCTTTAGATATGAGAGAAGTTCCAGATGTAGTACCAGGATCAAGAATAGTAATTAAGAAATTACTTTCACTAAATGAAACAAATCTTTGTGTACCAAAATCTAATTGTGCAGCAAATGTAAATCCACCATTTGTAAGTCCACTACCAGTGCTTACAAAATCTCTCCTAAGATAATATGCAATTTTAGAATCATCAGCACTTGATATAAGAGAACTAACTTGATTAGTTCCAGTTTTGTAAAGAAGAGAACCAGAATTAAAATTACTAATATCAGGTCTTACTCTAACAACACTTCCATTTGTTACAGCAGCAGGTAAAGATCTATCCAAATAAATTCTAGATTTTAACACACCAGATGGTTGTGTAGCTTGTTGAACAATTGCACGAATAGTAGTGTCAGTTGTATCTGTAAATTGTATCAAATCTCCTTGTTGTAAGAATTTAGAAGTATCTCCACCAAATCCATTACACTCTATAAATTTCTTACCAAGTTCACCACTAAATGTAAAATCAGTTACTGATGTAACCTCAGCATATTTTTCTCTGTTAATTTCAATATCAGCAGTATACTTATTAGCATTACCAGAACCAAACTCACAGAAGAATGATTTAACATTTTGTGGTGTGTATGTGACTACTGAATCTCTTGCAAGAACTGGAATTACTACAGCACCAGAACCTGCACCACCACTAGGATTAACCACTGTAACAATAGGAGGTCTAGAGTATTCTACATTGACAAGATCTCTATTTACAATAGTAGCACTAATAACTGAATTTCCAGCTAGTGTTAAATTAATTTTTGATATATCATAATCAACACCATCAATTCTTAATTTTGTTCCTGTGTTATAATTTGCTCCTCTAGAAGCAACAATGAAATGAGATATTGTATTGTCTTTACGAATTCTTAAAGTATTATTTCCTTCATCTCTAATTGGTTCACCTGATTGAAAAGTTCCAAACAGTGTTTTAACCATTAATGTTTTAGTTGTTGTATATGCCTTATCAGTTGCACCTTCTATAACACCATACGCACCACTCTGAAGACCATAAACATACTGACCATTACTAAAACTACCTGTAACAGAAATAGGTTCGTCTAGACTTAATTTAGTAAAGAATTGTGGATCAAAATAAGATAATCCAAATGTAGTATTATAGACAGCACTACCATTAGATTGTCTTCCTTTAGAAACAACAACATCTATATCTGAATTAAATCCAGAACCTTTTTCAATGAGAGTTACATTACTTGGTTTAGCAAGTCCTATAACTGGAGTAATAGTTTCATTATAATCAACAATTGTTCCAAACTCAGTTGCAGATGAGTTCTTTGCATCATTTTCTGATAAAAATAATTTTCTATTATTATCAGAATCTCCACCATCATACTCAACGAAAAACTCATCTAGATAATTCTTCTTACCACTAACTGTTACCTCAAAAAATGTGTTAGATGTATTAGAGTCAACCTCTACTCTACTTACAATAGATAAACCAATTGCAGATACATTTGCAACTACTGATGGAGCACCAGCGTTAGTTCTGTTAACAACAAACCAAAGATTTGATATTGCTGTTAATCTTGAATCATTATCAGTTGTAGCTGTACCACCAATATTATCAATGTTTACACCACTATCAATTTTTATGTAAATTGTCTTTATACCTGTGTCAATATCAAAGAAAGTACCACGACGATCTGTAGTTTGTTTTGCATCTGTTACTGATTCAGTATTATTCAGTCCAATAGAACCATCATTAAAATTAGCACATAAAAATATATTAGGATAAGAGGTTAAATCAGATCCTTCTGCATTGAGTGGTACTGTACCAAAAGTATTATTAACTTTGTAAGTAGGTAATCCACTAGATTTCAAACGAATATCAGATCTGTTTAAAGTTTCTCTTGCTTTATTAACTACAAGATTTTTTGTTTCTTTATTAACAATCTCATATCCTTTGACATATGCCTTACCAGGACCTATACTTGCAAGTAATTTTTCTGATGCTACTGTAGTTGTAAATCCATTAACTAATCCAGTCACTGAATCAGCAGAATACACACCTAAGTTACCATCTGTTTGTAAATACTCTCTGATGTCAATGGAAAAATCATCTACAACATAATCTCCAGATTCATCATATGTTCTTCTTGCAAGAGTATTCTCAATAAGATTATAGTCTGTTGGTATTACTTGACTCTGTACAGCACCAGACTTAATAGTTAATAATTGTATAAAATTCTTATCTGTAGTCGCAGTATAACCATACTGTGTTAATGTTAGATCAATTTTTAATCTATCTGCACCTGGTGCACTATAATTAGTTGATCCAATAGCATTATCATAAAGAGACTCATCTGTCTCAGATGAGACTATACTTTCTGTAATTTTAAAACCAACCTTTGCAGATGGTTGATCATAATATTTGTCAATTACTAACAATTGAGAAGAGTTTCTTACAAAATATCCATTTACAAAATAAATTCCTTCCTCTACTTTAACAGCAGAAGCAAATCCCATTGCATCGCTAATTAACGATGAGACCTCACCTGTATCAGGATTAGTAACAGAAATACTAGTAGGAAGTACGCTTCCATCGGTTCCAACAACTAAAAGTGGTGTGTTTACTCCGTCTACAACTTCTAGAGTCTCACCTTGACGGAATGTTTCTTCATTACCTGCATTACCACTATTAATATAATTTACATAAACAACATCAGAAGCAGTTTCTGTTGCTTTAGATGCTTCAACTACGCTACCAACAACACCAGATGTTAAACCCTTAAGTTGTTGTCCTTTCAGTAACGAAATATCATACTTTTTGTAAACTATATTTCCATCTACATTAGTAGGAATTTCTGATACAGATGATAACTTAACAAAATTAAGTTTAGTATTAAGAGCAACTTCACCAGGTATAACAAGTTCACCTTGTTTAAAGGCATACTTTCCAAAACTTTCAATTTGATTTTGGAGGGTAGACTGTAACTGGGTTAACTCTCTCGCTTGGATTGAGTAACCAGGGCGAAAGAGTACCTTGTAGAAGTTCTTATCCTGTGCAAAATCGTCGTAGTAT